CCGTGGCTGTGCGCGTGATGACCCCATTGTCTGAGCCGCCAAGCGATGCGGGGTTGTTGTACCCGGAGCCAGAGTTCTGCAGGGGGTAGAGCGTCAGCGTGGCGCTGGGAGAGCCGTTGGTAGACCCCCGGAACGTGATGTCAGGCAGCACCCGCCAGATAAACGCCATGTTTTCACCATCGTCGATGTCAAACTCGGACGAAGTGATGTACGCGGGCAGGGCTACAGGCGTGCCCGTGGTGTTGTCGTCCACCCCGGCTTCTTGGTACAGCAGTTGATCGTCGTAGGCGGCGATGGGGAAGTTGCTGATGATGCTGGCGTCTATCCACGTTGTGCGTGCCATCGTGCCGTAGTACCAGATCTTCTCCAAGTAGTTGTAAACAACGTACTTGTCGGGAGAGGACGTATTGTTGTTTGCGGAGCAGTAGAACCACCACACCTCATTGAACTGTTCAACAGTAGAAGCAAACACCTGCTCCCGCTGGTTCTCGTTAAAGTCGCTAAACACGTATTGCCGCAAATCGCAGGGGAGTGTTTGCACACGACCGTCGTAGACGTAAAACTTTTCTTCCCCCATCCAGTACGTGACACCAGCAGCGGTAGTCATGCCCCGGTCACTGATCAACGTGACGTTGTCTGCGAGAAGCTGTGAGCCCCAGACAATCGGAGGGCCGAGGTACTGCAGGGAGTAAAGCGAGATATCCGTCCAAACCAGAATTTCCTGCCGGACCTGCGCCACGCCGACGATTTCTGACCCGCGTGAAAGTGTCAAGCTGCCCGCTTGGTTGGTGGCAGCAGGGGTCCAGTTAGCGGCGCTTTCCTGATCGCTCCAGCGGATCAGCATCAGGTTCTGGTCGGCAGTGCCGTAGTCGTTGCACCCGAAGGCCAGCACAAAGCGTGAGGAGTCCGAAACAAGCAGAAGCCTCTGCACCGTTGGAACATCCGTAGCACCGGTCAGTGAAGTCAAGTTCACACCGCGTGTGGATAGCCCGGAAGAGTTGTCCCAGTAGTACATCGGCCCGTCCTTGGGGCCAAAGATCAGGTCTTCACCAAAGTTCTGCTGGTTCCACACCCGCAAGCCTTCAAGTGACGTAGTGCCAATACCCCAAGCGCCACCACCCCAAGGGCCAGCGCCCCAGCCTGCCAGAGGTGTTTGAGTGGCAGGGCCTGAGTTGATCTGGTATGCGGCAGTGACCGTGCCGCCACCCGTGGCGGTGGAGGAGGCGTTGCTGCTGGCCGTGATGGTGTAGTTGTCGATGTCTACTACCGTGACCTGATACTCGCCGTTCAGCGTCAAGCCGCCGACAGCAGAGGCCCCGGAGAAAGTGACAAAGTCTCCGGTAAGGCACCCGTGAGCCACATCCAGCACGTTGACCGTAGGCAGTCCGCTGGAGGTCGTGAACGGGTTGGTCAGCGTAGCAGTAGCGCGAATGGGCGTGATGTCAAAGTACGCACCGCCGTACATGATGTAGAACTTGAGGTTCGTGCCTACACCCAACAGCGAAGACCACGGCCACAAAGAACGCGCTACACCATCAAACGTGTTTACGTTAGATAGCGGCTCCCAGCCGCCAATCTTTTCAGGGAACCCACTTCTAAAACGAACTTTGTCGCTGTCATACCAGCCTCCTTCTGCCGTGTAGCGCGTTCCTTCTTTCCAAAGTCCTGGCTTCAATTGTATTTTTTTAAGAGGCATTGTGTTTCTCCAAACGTTTTTGTTCCCAATAACGTTTTTTGGCTTCACTTAGTTTTAACTTTGTTTCAGAAGAAACATTAGCTTTAGCCAACCTTAATTTTTCCAAAGTTTCTGGCGTGTGTTTTTTTCCAGTCTGCGCAATGCGTTGTTTTTCTTTTTCTACTTCTGTTAAAGGTCTGCGAGTTTTACCTAATTGCCTAGCAGTTACTGCTTTACCAAAACTCTCAGGACGCTTTAATCCTTTACCTGCGTCGCTAATTTTACGCCGCCACTCTTCTGGAAGTGCTCCGCGTTTTACGCCAAGTTTTTTCTGCCTAATTTTTTCACGGGTCTCTTCAGATGCGGGTTTTCTTTCAGTAAGATTCCACTGTTTAATAGCCGCAATATGCTTTGCCGAAATTGTTTTGCCCTTGTGTGTTTGGCTAATTTTTTTTCTAATTTCTGGCGTGTACAAAATGGCACCAGCAACATTTAAATTGTAGCAAGGCACACTTTGAGCAAACATCGCTTTAATAATTGCAATCTCAAAGTCTCTACACACTTCGTATGTGTTCCGTGTTACAACTTCTCGCGTAAAGTCTTGTGGTCGCTCACGATATTCCTTAAGCAGGTGCTTAGAAGACGATACATAACCATCGTCCGGTCGTCCTTTGTGCATGCCTACGTACAACTTGCTAGTTTTATGGTCTGTCCAACAGTAGACAAAAGTATCCATATACGCCTCACTTACCTGCTGCCTTGCGCGAGTAAAACAGGGTACGGTCACCAAACAGGTAGAACCCCACTGCAGCGGCAAAGTTGTCTACGCTATCGTTTGTTTGCCCGTTAAGCGTCATCATGGCCCAAGTGAGCAACACAATTGCAGCCACTCCTGGCCGCATCAAGCGCACGATGGCCTCTACCCAGGGATATGAGGGGTTGGACCCGCCCGCCTCGTTCAGCGCCTTGAACATATCAAGGTCGAACTGCCGCATCTTGACGTACTCATCGACGTTGACGGGCTTGTAGCTGTCGGTCTGAATAAATTTGCCGATGAGTGACTTGCCGAGGTCAACTATCAGCGGGCCGAAGGCAGCTAGGACGGTCATGGGGTCCATATCAGGTCTCCATCAAGTCACACACTCGCCGAGTCCAGCCGCGCCCAAAGGTGCCGAAAGTGTTGAGGTTGGTCAGGAAGCGTAGCCTCTGAGCCAGTATGCGCATCCTCAGCGCGTCGGCGTTGAGCGCGTGGACTGCAGTGAGGGTTTTAGGGCCAATGACCCCATCATCGGAAACACCTGCGGCCCTCTGAAGCCAAAGAATGGATTGCCTGACCCCGCTGTTTACAGCAGCATCGAAGACCGCGTACCGAATGGAAGGGGGCAGTTCGTCTGCCCGCACCTTGTCCCAGTAGCGTGTCTTGTAAATGCGCTTGGCGAGATCAAGCGGCAACTGCCTCATGTCACCTTTGTAGCCCTCTTCACGGGCTACGGATTCGGTGATGCCAAAGTTGGTCTTCCGTCCGGGATCAAGCGGGTGATCTACATACCCACCCTCGGACATCAAAACGTGTTTGACAGCAGTTGAGAAGTCCATCTCAGTCGCTCAAGCCAGCGGACTCGGGCGTGGGCATTTGTGCTTCGCCCTGGGCCTTGACTCGCATAAACACATCAAACACAACGTCCAGCGGCAACTTGCCAAGCCCTGAGAGCAGTATGTTTACATCATTCACCGACAGGTCGGTCAGCGTGATCTTGGGTTCGTTCATCAGTTGCTCCAGGGAAGGCCAGAGGCCGTTGAGGGGTTGATCTGCGCGTCAATTTTCGCCTGAACTGCGGCTTCGTGGGCAGCAACTTGATTGCCACCCATCTCCTCCTTGACCCACTGGACGACTTGCGCTTCGGTGAGGTCTGCGTAGGGGATGAAGTCGGGGGCTTTGTGATCTTTGTGCGGCAGGCTGATCGTGCCGTAGACGGACGCAGAGGCGGCACCGTCGGTTTTGGAAACGCGCCAGTGCGCGGTTTGAACGCAGCACTCGGGCAGGGTGTAGTCAAGTTGGGCGATATTCCAGTTCATGTTGTTTCCTTTCAGTTGGATTCCAACGCCTCAACACGGGCGCGGAGGTCGGTGATGAGGGCTTGCTGTTCTTGGATGCACTTCATCAGCGCGTATTGCAGGTCGGTCTGGTAGATGCTCAGGCGCTGCTTGGGCTCGTCTGCTGTGCCCCAGTTACTCTCCATGACCAACTCAGGCGCGACGGCTTGAACGTCCTGCGCCACCACGCCCAGCGTCAGGCCGGGATCGTCTTCCGATTGGTCGATGTACTCAAAGGTCTGCACGGGGATCGCGCAGATGGTGTCGAGATAAGACTTGGCCGGGGCGAAGTTGGTCTTCTCGCGGCGGTCGGACAGGTTGACGTTGTTGGCGCTGTAGTTTGCTAGGCCGCCGTTGGAACGGATAGAGGCGCGTTGAGTGGCACCACCAAAACACCTGACGAAGAAAGAATCAGTGGCATTGGGGTCTACAGTCAAATCAACATACAGACCATAAGCGCCCGATACAGCAGTTGAAGTGTTTGTTAAGCGAACTGTGTCAGAATTGTTGGTCTGATAGAACTCATGGTACGAAGCTGTGCTTCCGGCATACGTCCCCGTATTACTCGCCTTAAAGTACCCCCCGCTGGTGATGCGGGCGCGTTCGGCGCTGCCGGTCAAGTCATAAAACGCAAGTGCACCGGCGCTGTTACGAATGCTCCAGTTGTTTGTGTTTTGGTACAGGCGAAGCTCAGGAGTACCAGCACCGCCGATGATGTCGGCAAAGGTTTCCAGCCGTGCGCCGCCGTTGACGCTGAGTTTTTCCAACCCAACAACTGCGGTGCGGTTGACCAACAAATTCCCACTCGCATCCAGCGTCATCGCCTGCGTGAAGCTGATCGCGTTGCCTGCGGTGCCGGAGGGGGCGGTGTACCATTGGTGGCCAGAAACCGATGCGTTGTAACGAGAGGCGGCTGCACTTACGACATAGCTGAACGTATTAGTGCTC